GTTGAGAGGGTCGTGGGTGTACGCACCGCGGGAAGCCCTGGAGGGGCCACCGCGACGACCGTGGTTTATGGACCCCGACCCGGAGTTCAGCCAATTCGGCTGGTGAATCTCCCGACCCCACTTCCACCACCTATGCCTATAATTAGATGGCGACAGTCAAGACGGATTCGGTTGAAGACCTTGAGTTGTCTTGAGGCGTCATTTAAGGTGGTAAATTTTTGCCCTAGTGCTGGTAACTGGCCTGTGGCGTGTGAAACGCGCCATTATGGCTTGCAATGGCCTTGTTTTGATCCAATTCCCGAGCCCCCGGCTCTACCTGAACCTTTCTTTAAGACTAAGGATGAGCTAAAAGAGTTCAATCGTGAACAGCGTGAGCTGCAAAAGAAAATCGATGAACATGAGGCTGCACTGAACACTTTGCTTGGTGCCGGAAGATGCAAGGTCCATAAAGTTTGCCCCCAGCACTGTTCGGGTCGTGTTAGGACACGCGCCACCATTAAGAAACGTTGGGCGTCCGAGACGAGTGTGTCTAATTGGACTCCGTTCGTAGCACTATTTGTCTTTTCTTTGGTGTGGTGCGCTGTTGCCCTTTCCTTGTGGAACACGCTTCCTGACACTTGGTGGGCTGGGATAATTTTGTTCGTCACGGGGCCTGCCCCTAACGGACTTGTGATATCGTCTTTACTGATTGTGCTCCGCCTCTTTGCAGGTCGGGCTTTCATTCAGCACGTTTATTTGATGCAGGTTGATCAACATAATTTTTCTCCTAGTGTGTTGGTCAACTTCAATCCGAAGGACAATACTGTTGATGTTAGAACAGATCACTCAAAAGTTGACCACATGACGCATTCTGATCCATTTTTGTGTGATGCGACGTATGTGCGTAAGCTCAGTTTTGACGGTTGGGCCGGAAGGGCCCGCCGTGGCAGTAAGAACGGAAAGCATACGCGCACTGCGACGCTCCTTACGTGGGTCATGAAGTTGATGGGTATGTTTGAAGAGGAATGCGAGCAACATACTGTATCATTAGCTCTTTTGGCTCAGTTGGTCAATGCTAATAACTGTTCAATCGATGCCGACGATGAAGTCGCTTGGCAAAGGATCAATCAGTATAATCGGACACGGGGTGCCATAAACATCGATCAGTATCATCAGGTCGGTAAATGTTATGTGCATGCGGACACAGTTCTCTTTGCGTTCGCTACTTTTAAGGATATGAGGCGTAGGACTGCTCATCTTCCTTTCCCCGCGTCCCCCGGACTGGACCTCTTGTCGCCTATGGGTATGGCAACCGCGAAGTCTCGTTACCTGTCATGGTCGAAGCCAAGCCAGGAACTTTCGCA